ATAGGGGTATTCCTAGAATAAAGCGATATTATAATGAAATGGATGGAATTCCAATAAGGGATGTTTGGTCGGATATATCATCAATACAGAGTGGAGAAAAACTTAATTACGCAACACAAAAACCAATAAAACTTCTTGAACGTATTGTTACTCTGTATACTGATGAAGGGGATTATTGTTTGGATTGTTTTGCTGGATCGGGTACACTGGGCCGTGCTTGTTTAAATTTGGATAGAAAATTTTATTTAATTGATATTAATGATAAAGGAAAGAATATATTTGAATCTAGTATTGTTCAAAATAATTTAAATGGATTTTTTGGTGAATAATGTATGATTAGTTATATTGGTGGAAAAGCCAGAATGGCCAATTGGATCGCTGAGTACATTCCAACAGATATTGAAACATATGTAGAGGTATTTGGTGGGGCTTATTGGGTTTATGTCAAATCTGATGTATACACCATACCAAAAACTATTGTATACAATGATTTTAACAGATATATGGTAAATCTTTTTGAGTGTTGTAGAAATCCACAGAGATTTTATGATTCTATGCGAGAAATCGAAGCTCAGAATGAAGAATTGTTTTATCAGTTCAAGAAAGAGGTGTTTGAAGATAATGACGTAAATGATGTAGAACTTGGTGATATGGAATTTGCTATGAAATATGCATATATTGTTACACAAGTATTTTCAGGCTTGAATCCTGAGAAGGGTAAGTTCATAGATCTAAAAGGAAAGTATAGCTCAAAATTTGATGCTTTTAGAAATAGATTATTGAAACCTTTGGTTCAAGAGAAGCTGAAAAGGATTAGTGCTTGTGAAAATCTTGATTATTCAGAAGTGATTGAAAAATATGATAGTCCGTCTACATATTTTTATACTGATCCTCCTTATTGGAAAACAGAGAATTACTATTCTCTGCATGATTTTGATAGTGATGATCATGGAAAATTATGTGATCAATTGAAAAATATTGAAGGTAGGTTTGGCCTATCGTATTATGATTTTGATTTGTTGGGCCAGTGGTTGCCTAAAGATGAGTACGTTTGGGAAAGAAAAGAATTTGCAAAAGCAGCATCAGCGCGAAAGAAAGTTAAGCAGAACAAAGGGGAGGAACTGCTAATTATGAATTATGAGATCGAGGATTGCAACTTGGAGAAATTTTTTAAAGATGGCTAATATACAAAAACATGGCCATTGGTTTAGAACAACTGACAAGTGTTGTTTTAACTGTAATCATTTAGCATGGATGATTGGAGTAGGACAGGGGTTGAGATGCGGAGTGGACAAGTCAGTGATACCTGGCATTTATCATGTTTGTGATAATTTTAGTGGATTAGGTGGCACAGAGTGGTCATGCAAATGTGATAAGTGTAAAGAAACACATGAAAATAGCCTTGACAATGGCTAGTCAAATATGGTATAATATATGTTATACATCAAGAAAAGGATGATTTAGTATGAAACAAAGTAGAAAATATGGTTTTTATTTCACAGATAGGAAAGATTACGACAAGCAACGTTGGGCCCTTTATGTAAAACCGATTAAGAGAAAATCCAATGGTGTAAAATATTCTAAAGCTTATAATTTTCATTACACAGATAGAAAGGATTATGAGAGACAGAAGTGGTTGGTGATAAAATCCCGCCAAGAAGGAAAAGAACAGCCAATTGCAATTGGAAAACTTGATAATGTATTATTTGAGCAATCATATGTCAATGAATTTGATATGAGTAAATGGGATAAGTTATTAGAGGATTTGGGGAATTATGTTAAAGGTAAAGAGAAGGGTAATTACTATGGTGATGATACAGTTCAAGTGGTTGACCTATTGAGGTCATCAGATGATTTAGATAGTTTTTGTCGTGGCAATGCGATAAAATATATTATTAGAGCAGGTAAAAAAGCTGAAATGGATGAACTTGATTTATTTAAGGCCATTCATTATATTTTAATCATGATATTGGAGAATGAAGATGCAGATAAGCAGACAAACAGTTGAGATATTAAAGAATTTTTCAACAATTAACCCATCAATTTTAGTAAAGCCAGGTAGTGAAATTCAGACAATTTCAACTATGAAGAATATTTTGGCTAAATCAGCAGTAACAGAGGATTTTATCAATGAATTTGCTATTTATGATTTACCAGAATTTTTAAATTTGGTTACGAGTGAAACCTTTTTAGGCGGGGAGTATACATTCAATGAAGATTTTGTATCCTTGGAAAAGGAACGAGCACAATCTACATATTATTATGCTGATCCATCTACTATCGTTTCACCACCAGAAAAGCCAATTTCAATGCCTAATATTGACATTGACTTTGATTTAGAAGAACCAGATTTAGCTACTATTCGCAATATGAGTTCAATTCTGGCTAATCCAGATGTAGTTGTTAAAAGTGAAGCAGGGAAAGATATTGTAGTTTCTGTTTTAGATAAGAAAGATCCAACATCAAAAGTGTTCAATCTCAGAGTCGGTGATGGTAATGGCGATACCTTTACTATGTATTTTAAGATTGAAAATCTTAAGCTTTTGAAAGGGAATTACAAAGTATATATTTCAAGTCAGGCTATTAGTAAGTTTTGCCATGAAGATATTGATTTGACATATTGGATATCTCTTGAACCAGATTCAATTTACAATGGAGAAGAATAGATAAATTAATGCGTGATGAATTTCTTTGGGTCGAAAAGTATCGGCCCAAGAGTATAGATGATTGTATACTTTCTGATGGATTGAAAAAAACATTCAGCGAGTTTGTTGAAAATAAAGAAATTCCAAATTTATTATTAACTGGTAGTGCGGGAGTTGGAAAAACTACTGTGGCCAGAGCGTTATGTGAACAACTTGATACAGATTACATTTTAATTAATGGTTCAGAAGAATCTGGTATAGATGTATTAAGAAATAAAATCAAAAGTTTTGCCAGTACTGTTTCTCTGAGTGGTGGCAATAAAGTGGTGATCTTGGATGAAGCTGATTACTTGAATCCTCAATCAACACAGCCAGCACTCAGAGGGTTCATTGAGGAATTTAGCAAGAATTGTCGATTCATATTGACATGTAATTTTCTCAATAGAATAATCACACCTTTACATTCAAGAACTAGTGTAATTGATTTCAAGATACCAAATAAAATATTACCACCATTAGCTGATCAATTTTTAAATAGGGTTCAATGGATATTAGAATCTGAAAATATAAAATTTGAAATCAGAATTGTAGTTGAGCTTATCATGAAGCACGTGCCCGATTGGAGGCGTGTGCTTAATGAGTTGCAAAGATATAGTGCTAGTGGTATAATTGATATTGGTATACTTACTGATTTTTCTCAAGCTAATATAGAAGAATTAGCTGGATTTTTAAAGAGTAAGAATTTTGGTGCTATTAGGAAATGGGTAGCTGAAAATTTAGACAATGATCCACATGTTTTATACAGAAAGATTTATGAAGTTTTGTTGACAAAAATTGAACCTACATCAGTACCAGATATGGTCTTGGTAATTGCTGACTATGTATATAAGTCAGCTTTTGTAGTAGATCAAGAGATTAATTTGTTGGCTTGTTTGAGTGAACTTTTTGGTAGGTGCCAATTTTTGTAATGGAAATATTTGATTATCTCAATGATATAGGATATAAGAAAGAAAATATTCTAAAGGATGGAGATGAAATTCTTGAAGCTGGGTATGAACCTTATCGTATAAATAAGTTTCTATCCCAGCATCTCGATTGCCTTTTTCTGGCTAATGAGATGAATTTTCATAATCACATTGACAATAAGTTGCAGTTTGATTATTTTATAAATAGTATCAGGAAGAAATTCCGACAGTCAGGTAAATGGCTTAAAGCTGAACAGATTGATGAAATAGATTTGATTAAGGAATATTATAACTATAGTAACCCTAAAGCCAAAGAAATTTTGAATTTGCTCAGTGAAGAAGATATTGAATTTATAAAAAGAAAATTAAGAAAAGGTGGTTTGAAATGATAGAGCAATTAATTGAAGTTGTATTAGATCAACCCGATGATTTTTTAAAGATTCGTGAAACACTCAGCAGAATAGGCATATCATCCAGAAAAGAACAAGTATTGTATCAATCTTGTCATATTTTGCATAAAAGAGGCAAATATTATATTGTGCATTTTAAAGAGTTGTTTGCTTTAGATGGTAAACCAACAAACTTTTCATCAAGTGATGAAGGTCGTAGGAATACAATAGCGAATTTATTAGAAGAATGGGAATTAGTAACAATTGTGAATGGAGATACTAAAACCAATGTAGTTCCATTAAATCAGGTAAAGATTTTAACTTATTCAGAAAAGGATGATTGGGAATTGATACCTAAATACAATATAGGCAAAAAGGCGAATTATATAGAATGAATGGTTTTTATACCAGTGTAGAAGTTTTAGGCGATAATGTACTGGTCAGATATGTAGATGGTGATAAACGAAATTCCTATGAGGAAGAATTTTATCCAACCTTATTTTTCCCTACCAAAAAACAAACAAAATTCAAAACTTTAAATGGTGAACCAGTTGATAAGATCAAGCCAGGCAATATAACAGAATGTCGCAAAGAACGTGGCAAGTGGAAGAAAAAGTATAATATAGAACTGCATGGTTTATCAGATTGGAATATTCAATACATTGGTAAAGAGTTTGACGACTGCCAATATGATTTTTCCAAAATCAAAGTAATGAATATTGATATTGAAACTGGTTCTGAAAATGGATTCCCAAATGTCAATGAAGTCCGAGAAGAAGTGATTTCAATTACATTAAAGGATAACATTACTAATAAATTTGTAGTTCTTGGTTGTGGATCGTATTCAAATACCAGAGAAGATGTTTATTATATTCATTGCAATGATGAACGTTCATTATTGTCTAAATTTTTAGATGTTTATAAAGCTATTGATCCAGATGTCATAACAGGATGGAATGTTAGATTTTTTGATATACCATACTTGGTCAGGCGAATTGATAAAATTTTGGGCAATGGAGTTTCAAAGAAACTCTCGCATTGGAATTTTATTAAAGAGAAAAATGTGGTGATGAATAGTCGTGATAATATCACTTATAAAATATTAGGTGTGTCTATATTAGATTACATAGAATTATATAAAAAGTACACTTATTCAAATCAAGAAAGTTATAGGCTACAGCATATAGCAGATGTAGAATTAGGTGAAGGTAAATTATCCTATGAAGAATATGGCAATTTACACAATTTATATAAAGAAAATTATCAAAAATTTATAGACTACAACATTAAGGATGTTGAGCTAGTTGATAAATTAGATTCAAAGTTGAATCTATTAGAGCTTATTATGACACTGGCTTATAGAGCTGGTTGTAATTATGAAGATGTTTATGGCCAAACTAGATTTTGGGATTATTTGATATATAATCATTTACGAAAACAAAACATAGTTGTACCTTCAAAGGATGAACGTGAAAGAAAGAAAGATAAAGAATTTGAAGGCGCCTATGTTAAGAACCCAGCAACGGGTATGCATGATTGGATAGTTTCTTTTGACTTAGCTTCACTATATCCACATTTAATTATGCAGTATAATATTTCACCTGAAACATTTTTAAATACTAAAGATGATGTAAATATAGATGAATTAGTTCAGGGTAATTTTAAAATTACTAAAAAGAAAAATTCATGTATGGCTGCTAATGGATATTATTTTTCAACAGGTAAAAAGGGATTTTTACCACAACTAATGGAGAATATGTATGATGAACGTGATTTAGCCAAAAGAAAGATGTTAGACTTGCAGAGAACAGGTGGTAACAGTGAAGAAATTTCACAGCTTGATACTCTACAGATGGCAATGAAAATTGCATTGAATAGTGCGTATGGTGCAATGGGCAATCAGTATTTTCGATATTTCGATATTCGTCTATCAGAGGCCATTACTAAATCTGGTCAATTGTCTATTAGATGGATAGAAAGAAAGTTGAATGAATATTTGAATGGTATACTAAAAACAAAAAATGAAGATTACATAGTTGCATCTGATACGGATAGTGTATATCTTACAATGGGATCATTTGTTGAAAATTGCTTAGGAGAGGTAAGTGACAAAGATCGTGTTATTAATTTTTTAGATAGAGTTTCTGCTAATGAAATTCAGCAATATATCAATGAGAGTTTTCAAGAGTTGTTTCAATACATGGGATCATATCAACAAAAGATGTCAATGAAGCGAGAAGTTATTGCTGAAAAGGGAATTTGGACAGCAAAGAAACGATATGTTTTGAATGTATGGGATAATGAAGGTGTTAGGTACACAAGCCCAAAAATTAAAATTATGGGCATTGAGGCTGTTCGGAGCTCTACACCACAAGCTTGTAGATCTAAGATTTTAGAATTGATGGAAGTTATAATGGAAGGTACGGAAGGGGATGTTATAGATTATATTGCAGATTTTAGAGATGAATGGAGCGATTTGCCAGTCGAGAATATTTCGTTTCCAAGAAGTGTTAATAATTTAGACAAGTATCATCATTCAGTTTATGGATATATTAAGGGAACGCCAATCCAAGTCAGGGGTTCTTTGCTGTACAATAGACTTTTAGATGAAAATAATTTATCAAGTAAATATGAAAGAATTCAAAATGGTGAAAAAATAAAATTTACCTATTTGAAAGAACCAAATTCACTACATGACAATGTAATTGCCTATGTTAATACATTGCCAAAAGAATTTGGATTGAATAAATATATAGACTATGATTTACAATTTGAAAAATCGTATATAGATCCGATTAAAACAGTTTTAGATGTTATCGGATGGAAACATGAAAAAACATCAAGCCTGGAAGGCTTTTTTGGATAGGTGATAAACATGAGAGTGTATGAATTAGCGAAAGAATATAAAATTAAATCGACAGATTTTGTGGATATAGTACAAAGTTTTGGTATCAGTATCAAGAGTCATCTAAATTCTTTAGATGGAGCACAAGTGGCAGATATTAGATTCAAAATGGGTATGAAAGATCACACAAAGGAAGTAGAATTGCTTTCTGTAGAAGAAATTGAAGAACTTAATCCTTTGGGCAATCTTACACAAGAAAAAGCAGATGAACCTATAGTGGAAGAAACAGTAATTACTGATTATGAAAAGATCAAAGAGCAGTTAGATCAAACTCAAGAAACTACAGAGAAATTGGAAGCTGAAATAGAGGAAACTGCAGAGGAATGGAATACAAGGAGAGCAGAAGAAATTGCGGAAGAAAATGATTTGATAATAAAGCG